TATAAAACTCACCACCGTTTTCTGCGTGTTGTAAATCGGTTATACCTAATTCACGTGCCTTTGATTCTATAATTGGTATTGAAGATATGTTATAATTTGGTTTCATTTGTCCACCATTTAGTTTAACCGACTCAACATACTTAATCATTGATAATCTCTGTTTACATTTAGTTTCATCTGTTATTACTCTATTTCTACGTGCAATACTTAACTTTAATTTAGTGTCGTCACTGTGAGTCTTACCTGTATTAATTTCTCGTAACCTATCACAGAATTCATTAGACCGTGTTTTACCGAAGTTAGGATTGTCCTTTCCAAATTTACCGAACATGGGATTATCAACACCAGACGCCTTTCCTTTTCTATTCTTACTTATTTTCTTTTTAGTGTCATCACTATGTACTTTACCAGTATTGGCATTTGATATTTTCGTTTTATGTTCGTCACTTATTGTTTTACCTGTATTAAGTTCGCTGATCTTTTTTTTTGTTTCATCACTATGAGTTTTACCACGCATACCACTACCCAACTTCCACTTAGTTTCATCAGTTAAATGTAACTTAGATTCACGTATCTTATATCTAGCCTCACGAGTGTGAGTCTTACCATAAAAATGATTATTTTCTCCCATATGTGATATTGACATTTTTTTCTTTGTTTCATCTGAATGTGTCCTACCCTGATTTACACAATGTCTACAACATGAGTTATTAATAACTGCTCGATTTAAGTAACTAGCCGATTTATACGTTTGTTCCTCACCACAAACTGGGCACGTTTTACTCCATTTCGTTTTTTCGTTTTTGCTCATAATATTTCTCCATACGATGGGCGTTTAACTTTTCTTTGTTTTTTTCATACCAACGTTTCCAGTCAGCGTTATTTGCTGCTTTCTTTTCTTCTTCGGTATTATATTTCTTCTTTCTTCCCATACTATATATAAGTATTAAACTTTGATAAAAAACCTTTGATAATTATTAATTTATATTGATTCTAAATTACAACCGTTTTATTTGAGGAAGTTTAAGTTCGATCCGTTCGGGAACTACCTTGTATTTGTCTAGTATATCACCTAACCGTTCAGTCATTTTATCCAATGTAAAATTATTGGTTATGTTAGTACGTAATCCCTTTGAATGTTTTAAGTAATCATCATAATACTGATATACATTATGTAGTTGTTGTGCTGCTACCGAATAGTTTACGGTGAACCACGATGATTCTTTTATAAGGAACTTATTAACTGCACTTGGGTCTATCTTGGTTAATTCACCTGATAGGTACACGGTGTTTGATTCTGGTAAAAAGTCAGTATGTCCACTCCACTTAGATACAATAATAGGTTTACCGGTCATAGCGAACTCAGCAAGTGGTCTACCATAACCTTCACCTTTCGTAAACATAACCATAGCTTTTACCTTTGGATGACTATATAGGTTGTTTAACTCCGATTCACTTAGATCACCGAATACCAAATACACAGGAGGACATTCCTCACCAAATTTATCGGTTATGTTCTTAATTTTATCTACAATTACCTCTCTTTCTCCAATTGAGAATCCAGCAGCTGATGTTTTTAATATTAATCCTGGTTGTTTATCTCGTGGTGTGTTCTTAAATACAGTACAAAATGTCTGTATAGTCATTCCAATGTCTTTTCTATCTTGTCCTAATTTACCTTGTAACCAATGACCGGTTGTTAAAAATAGAAATTCGTTATCAATCATATCAATCTCCTGATATATCCTACTTTCACTCTTTTTTACTTGTTTCATTTATTTTTTGTTTTTCCACCTCGTCTTGTATTGGGGGGTTTGTTATCATTATATTTCCACATAAAACCACCAGATGTTTGTTGTGTACCCATTAAACAATGTGGTACACCTGAACAAATTATTCTAGTTTCTGTTATACTATCCCACGTTTTTACAAAATCACCATCTAATGTAAATTGGTCAACTTTTCTAACAGTTGGTTGGTTGTTTCTATTATTTCGTATTTGTGTATCAGTCCATATTCCACTACGACCATAGTAATCATGTTTATTATGTTTGTAATATTCAGTTCTGGCCTTTGATAAGTTTAATATATGTTCTTTTGATTTAGATTTACCGTTTAGACGTTTACTAATAATTTCACCAAATCCCACAGGTTTTGGTTTACTCAGCTTCTTACGAGTTTCATCACTCATCTTTGGTTTATTTTTAGCAGATATACTCATTTTCCTCCGTGTTTCATCACCAACTGTTAAATTTTCACGTAACCGTTGATATTCACGTGCACCCACGTGATAGTTCCGACCCATCTCTGATTTCATGGTCATCATCATCCAAGATGCTCTTTGTAGTTTGTGTTCATTTGGGTGTATTTCATATAATAATTTATGAACTATGAAATGTTCTTTAGCGGTCAATCTCACTAAATTTGAGTCATCATCAGTACCACCCACACAGTTGGGTATTATGTGATGGATTTCAACATAACCATTTAATTCACGTTGTTTTCCGTTTTTTATTATTTGTTCATATATCAATTGATAATTCATTACTAATTCCCGTTCGTTTTGTTATGATAACGTTCGTGTGCCTTTGCATCCTCACGTTTTTTATTTTTCCAATAATACTTCTTAGATGCAAGACGATTTGCCAATATACGTTCTTCTTCGGTCTTATATTTCTTAATTCGTCCCATCTATATATAAATATCAAATAAAATAAAAATCACAATAAAAATCACAATAAAAATGTTATTTATATCCATTCTATTGGTTGGAACGTCTCCGTGCAAATTCCTTCAAATAATACTTCAACTGGTTTTTCTAATCTAATTTCACCAAGTTTTTGACGTGTGTTCTTGTCTAACTTCTCATATGCCGTTTTCGTTAACGTATCTTTTGCAAACTTAGATGGAACTATAATTAAATCCATTTTATTGCACCCCGTTAAAAACTCTTGTGGTGCAAGTGTGGTTTCAACACCAGCGGTTATACCGATACTATACTTACCAATTGGTTTGAATTCATTTGCAACTGTTATCTGTATATGTACGTCTGGTTGACGTGTTAACTTGGTTATTAATTCACTAAGTGCACGTTTACCGAACTCGGTGTTTGGGTCTAATTGGTTCATCGGTGTATTTCCCCACCTAGTTGAAATAATTTGAATATCAAACCTATCCAACTCATATAGACTTTTCAGGATGTCACGAGCATGATCTCCATATCCTGATCTTGAACTCACAGGAGCTTGTAACACTAACAGGGGTTTCTTATTCATTTGTTATTATATTTACGTTAAACATTTTTATTTCATCTGACCACACACGGGTTAGTGTGTAACCACGTTGAGCTGCTAACTCATTTTTTAATATATCATTCATTCGTGTTGTATGTTGTTGTTTATTTAATTCATTATTTAATAATCCTTTACCATGCCAATATGTTCCATCAATTTCGATTAACATATTATGGGACGGTATGTAGAAATCATACCATTTCTTCCAACCATTTTTCCAATTTACCCAATATTGCCACTTGTATTCAATATTATGATTATCCAATAATTCAGCAAACTCACACTCTGGTTTTGTGTGTGTGTTTTTTATTGGATTATTCTGTATAGTCATTAATCCAAACTTAGACGAACATTCAACACTACAAAAGACACGTTTATTTAATTTTTTTCGTTTGTCGATTTCATGTTGAGTTAATAAAATAATACCATCACATCCATCCAACGAACATGTAACCTCAATTCGTTCTAATCGTAGTCCGTCACCATAACATTTATTACTGCAGTAATGATTGTTCTTATAAAGTTCATATTGTTGTTTATATATTTCAGTTCCACATTGTTTACACATTACATACTCACCATTTTTATTTAGTTCACCTACATACATCCGAGAACATACATCTGAACAAAATCTTTGATGTGATGACTCCAATGATTCAAATATATTATTACATTTAGTATATTCACATCGTTTTAATATTCTAGGTAGGGTTTTGTATAACCCTTTACATTTGTTATTACAAAAATGTGTTTTACTTTTACGTAATCTCCACATTGGAACATATAAATCGGTTTCACAATACGAACATTTAACTATTTTTCCTGTCATTGGTTTGCCCATAATACTTCTCCATTGCTTTTTTATTTATTCGTTCTTTATTACGATGGTAATACTCGTTTGCCCATTTCTTTTGAGCTTCACGTTTTTCTTCTTCTGTTTTGTATTTTGGTTTTCGTCCCATCTATATATAAATATAACTAATATAAAAAAACTAATAGAAATTATGTAATTTATAATGATTCTAACTAATTTTAAAAATTTCGTATTTATTCTTCGGTTTCCAGTTTTCAATCGTGAGGTCAATACTTTCAGCCATTCGTTTACACATGTTTTCTGAATTCAATCCTCCCTCGTTTAACATCCATTTTCTACCAAGTTTACCTCTACGTTTACGTTCGGTTGATGTCATGTCATACCAATACTTGATAGCATCTGCAACCTCTTCTACGTCAACCTTATCATCTATTATGTAAGGTGTAGGTACTGAACCTACCATTGTTCTAACTCGTGGCCAAACTGGTTTTACCCATTCACCATGTTCCACTTTATCTTCCCACTTTCTGTAATCATGTAATGTACCGATTTCCTCATAATCAGATGCATCCAATAACTTACCATCTAATGTAAATCCACATTGGTCTTGTAATCCACCTGTTACCGTTTGTATGGTAGGTGTTTCTGTCATTATTGATTCCGCTGTTGTTAAACCGAACCCCTCATTACCTGCTATGTTTATTGTTACGTCCGATAAATTGTATAAATAATTTAAGTTAGTTTGATTTAATCTACCATTAGAGAATATTATATCGTAATCAGGACAAATAGCCTCTTTTACTTTATGTAAATCAGTACCATTTTCATCAACTGGATTTGTGTGCATTACCAAACAAATAGATTTCCTATCTTTCTCAGGCAACATATCTCCGAATTTAGCATATGACCAAATTACATCAGATGGTTGTTTACGTTTGATATTACGATTCATCCAAAATAATATGAACTTATATTTTCTACCACCTAATATCTTATTCTTAAACTCAACTGGTACTGTAGTTGGTTTGTATATCGTTGGATTAATCCCGTGTGGTACATACGAAATTACCTGATTTGATTTATTACCACTTATTGACTTCATATTATATATGTGTTATATTAAGTTCATCACTATAATGTTTTTTCATTATTCTATTAACCATACCGTATGTTTGTTTACTGATACCAAACACCCCATCACATGAACCATAATAAGTTTTATTATATTGTGGGTCAGATGTGTGATTAGGTGCATCACCAACATTATCCCAAATAGCGTAAAACATTATTGGACAATGTTCACGTATCTCAGCCTCAATTGAGTACAACCATTTCCAGTAGCGAGGATCCGTAAAGTGAATTATTCCACTTGGTTGATATCTTGACATTATTTGACGTAGTATATTTGCGTCACCGTACCCTTTCCACGGTATGATTCTTAGAAATGCATCTTCAACCTCAGTTGTTTTCTGTATGTCATCGTTTATATCAAGTTCTTTACCTTGTTCTGGATGGTTCACAGCGGCTCCCAACTGTACGAAATTGTATCTATGTACTAAACCAAATACCAATTCTTTTGTCATGGTTGCAACACCCGAACTCATTCTTAAATCATCCGATAATACTAGGATGGTTTTGCGGTCTTTTTGAGGTAATACTTCCATACCACCTCTCATAGTGCCTACGCTATATTTCATATATTATTATTTGTTTGTTTATTACCAATGCATACTGCCACTAATACGAATGTATTCGTCATCAATTAAAGTTACCAATGCCTCTCGTACCGAAATAAATCGGTCAGCATCATCGGTTTGTTTTGCTATGATTTTTTGTAGTTTTTTGTATGTAACTAATTCCACTTCAAATGGTGGAATTTTCTTCTTTACCATGTTATATAACTTATATCTTTTATATAAATATAAGAAAAAAAACAAAACGTATTAAAACATCACATTCTAATACGTTTTTTTTGCAAAAATATTCGTAATTATTTCTTTTTACGTGTACTACCTTGTAGACGTGACTTTTCAGCCTGTCCTCTGTTTTTAGCAGTTTCTATAAACTTTTTCTGTTTATGATCGTAGTCCTTACCTTTGACATCTTTACCAGCTTTTGTGGCGTGTCTACGTTCTTTATTAGATTCAACACGTTTCTTAATCTGTTCTGGACGAGAATTAATCTTAGTATCTGTTTTGGCTTTCTTTTTCCTTGCGGATGGATGGGTCTCATAATAACGAGCTGAATCTGATTTTTCCGTGATACCGAATATGTTGTTAATTATATCTATTAATTTCATTATTCTTTTATTATTATAAATTCACATTTCAGTAAATTCGTAATTTCTTTTTGTCTTTGTAAATCTCGTTCCTCTTGTCTACTGTGATGTTTTTCGTAGTATTCAATTACAATGTTTTTTTCTTCACTGTATCCATCTACCCAGTAACCAAGTTCCTTTATATAATACTCACCACCGTTTTCTGCATGTTGTAAATCGGTTATACCGAGTTCTTTTGCTTTTTGTTCAATTATTGGTATTGAGTTAATGTTATAACTCGGCATCATTTGATTTCCGTTGAACTTTGCTTCCGAAATTCTCTGTATAACTGTTAATCTCATCTTTGATTTAGTGTCATCATTCGTTGTCATTCCCAGTCTGGGACCTGGTTTCCCTAGTTTGGAATTTCTTATCTTTAATTTATGTTCATCACTTAACGTCTTACCTTTATTAAAATTACTAATTTTCTGTTTTGTTTCATCACTCACAATTTTACCAATATTAGCTTCACTTATTTTTCTTCTAGTTTCTACTGAATGCGTTTTACCATAAAATGGATTATTCTCACCACTATTTGCGTTTGAGATTTTATTACGAGTTTCACCACTCAACTTCTTACCAGTATGTGCAATACTATTATTTCGTCTTGCTTCTTCACTCATTTTAACACCGGTATGAGCACATTTTTTACATTCACGGTTTTCTTTAATAGCAATAGTTAAATTTCCTTTATTTGAGTATGATTGTTCATCATTACAATTCGGACAATTTTTCACCCATTTCTTTAATTCGTTGCTCATAATATCCCTTCATCGTTTTTTTATTTATACCGTCTTTGTTACGATGGTAATATTCAAGTGCCCATTTTCGTTGTGCATCTTGTTTTTCTTCTTCGGTATTATATTTTTTCTTTCGTCCCATCTATATATAAGTATAAAACTAAAATAAAAAAACTAAAAGATTGTATGTTAAATAATTGTTAAATTTTAATATCAGTATGTGTACCATCAGGGTGTGAATACCTTACATGTATTGGTAACAACTCAAACTCCGAAACTGAATCATTTATCATATCCACGTAATCTTGTCCTTTGCCTGATTTGATATAAGCAATAGTCATATGTGGATGATAGTCTGGATAACTATTTGTATGTGGTAAATCAGTTAATCGTTTATTCGTTTCGTGTATATTTTCACCACTCACGTCAAACTTCAATACATCATAATCATCTTGTTCAAATAATGATGGATTTTTTACCACACATGTACCATACTTAAATTGTGATATAATGGAACGAATTTCATCGTCACTTACATCATCATGTAATCCATATAATAACGTGCAATGCGGCTCATCTTCCAGACCATAGGATGTATCATTGTCCTCTGTGTATATATCATCTGGATTAATCATATCTTGGATTTGTTTCATTTCATTAAATCTGAAATGCAACATAACACATCCATACGAGTATGATTGTGTTGAATTTTCTCTAATTAAGTCAAGTAGTCGTATCATTTAGTTTAAGTTTATATCCATACTCATAAGTATTACATATATTAAAACTGTGACCCACTTGATTCTAATTCGGTGTAATGATTTATCTCATGTCTAAAGTCTTCGTTTTCAGCGTATTTATGTAATGTCCTATTTACGACCTTTTGTAAGGTCACGTCTGATTCAAAAGCTGCTTGTTTGAATTTAGAGTAAAGGTTCTTGATTATTTTAACCGTTGTAAGTTTGTACGGTGTGTCATTATTCATATTTCTTATTATTGGTATATACGTATATATATAACAAAAACAAAAAAAAGTACTAACCGTTTAAGTGCGTATTACCGTTTATTACAATACGGGCACCAGTTATCTGGTCTAGTTGTATGATAACCCATGTTCATTACTTAAACGCAGGACACAACCGCCGTTCACAAAACTCACAATAGTCACAGAGCTTGGTGACATTAGTAGGATAATCTATATCCTTATAGTTACCATCTTCATCAAATACGGTATCAACAAATTCCATGAATCCTTTCCATGCCATGTTTACCGATGGTTTACCACTTGGTGGTACGAATTTACTTATACGTGGAACTGGATATTGTGAATCTTCTGGTATTTTTCGTTTGAAAATATGGTATTCAACTTTCACTTTATCTATTGCAATGTTGTATTTCTCAGAATAGAATTTCTTATACAATAACAACTGTGATGTTTTTACTTTATCGTTCTTTTGATAACTACTCCAACCTTTTGTTGAAGTTTTAATATCAATTATGATAACATCACCTGATGATACATCTTGAAGTATAACATCAATAAATCCAGTAAAATAAATATTCTTACGTACTTCGGCATTCAATGGTAACTCTATCCCTATTAGTTTAAATCCTGATTTAGAATATAGATTACTTAGTTTACTTGTAAATTGTGTTAATGCAAGTCTACCGTCACCGAACGCTTCTTCAAGTTCCTCTTGTGTACATGGGTTAACACCATCTTGTTTTTTCTTTACTTCGGTAAACTCTTTTATTAGGTTTTTTTGTAACAACCCAGTCATGTCAATTTCCAACGCCTGCTTCTTGGATACACCGTACATTACACTTAAAAAATGTTGAATAGTTTCGTGCATTGCCGTTCCGAACACGAAATGCACATTACTACCCGATTCACTTAACTTGTCAATGTATTGTAATTTGTATTTTTGTGGACATCCGTGCCATGTACTATATTGTGTGTACGAAACTTTCATTTATTTTTATGTTTTGTTTATTTTATGTTACGACAATTTCTTATCAAACATAAACCAAATGTAATGGCTCCACTAACTACCAACGTTAACACTAGTTTGTGATATGTACAACAATCCATGTCTACACAAAATCCAAAAAAACCAGATACAATGGTTGATATATATACCATAAATCCAACAACAGCAAATGTCAAAGCCGCATTAATTAGTTTTTTCATGTTAATTTTCATATTATTCCTTTCTTAGTTAAATATATCATCGTTTGGTATCGGTTCACCAACTACTGTGTGCTTCGGTGTACGAGTTGGGAACTTAATACTCCATTTTGGTAATTGAATTTTAATTAATGTATTGATGACTTGTGTTATGGTAATAGCTGATGTGATGAATAATATCACTAGTACCACCATAATCCCAGCAAATCTATCATCTGTTTGGGATATTAAAAAATTATAAAACTCCGTCATAATGATTTATTTATCGTTTGACATTGCAGAAAGATTAGATTGATTTTCTTTCATGATTATCGTTGTATTGGATTGTATGTGTTTCAATACATCATCTGTTCTAATTGACATGTGTTCATCAAAATCTTTTTCGGTACTAAAGTCCATACCACCATCATGTTTAACATCAAATCCATTCATTCTCAACATATTCTTTATCAAGAATAATACTCGTGATTTACCACTATTGGATCTTCCACCAATAGTAATAGTTAATTGTTTTTCTTTCATAGTTTATATTATTTTTAATATTAATTGTCTGTCTACTTCCCAACCCTCATTAGTTGGTTCAAGTCTTACAAACGGTGAATACATTTCTTTATTACTTGAAAAATGTGGGTCTATTAACTTCTGTGACGTTAATTGTTCAATAGTACAATTCTTGTAAATCATTATCTTATTACCCTCATAATTATCAACGTCTTTATAGTTCACCCATACCATTAAATGTTCATTGTAATAAAACCACTTAACGATGGTGTAATTCTCAATCTCTGGACTTGGTGTGAATCTAACTGGCCCTTTAACTGATATAATTTTAGTGTTATAATCACAGTCATTAGAACTGGACGAAACCCACTTAATTGAACCCATTAGAGTAACTTTTTAGTAATGTTAGTTATAGTTTCTTCTTCTTCTACCGTTAACAGATGTCTTGCATCGTATAACTTTCGTATCTGTTCGTTCCATATCGTATCACCTGTTGAGTTTGGTAATTGTAAATGACCCTCGTCGGTTAACCATTCTATGATTTCTTGAATATCGTCTTCATTACACATATCCATAACTTCATCAACGTCTAAATCTATGTACGCGTTTTCAATGTAACTTCTCATTTTTTTTAATTTATAATGTAAATATACAAAAAATATTTGAATAATCCTAATTATTTCTTAGGAATTTTGAGCTTTAATTTAGTTATTTCTTTAGGGTCTGTT